AGTTACAACATCAGTGCTAGAGTTGTAAGTAGGATTAATTGATAAATAAGGTCTTGACATATTATTTTGTTTATTTTCTTTTATATATTATATCTAAAAAGTCATTTTTTTCTATTTTTAATAAAAAAGAAAAAACCTCTCAATTTTGAGAGGTTTTTCTTTAATAAAGAACTTATTAGTTCAAGTATTGGTTTGCGTCTGTTACAACGATAGTCATATACTGCTTTTGTGGGAAGAAACCAACATCAGCGATAGCGTATCTTGAACGTAACAACATTCTTGGAGCGAAAGTAGCTTCAGAAATTACAGAGATAGACTGAGCCATCAAGTAAGGTACGAAGATAAGACCTGGTTGATCAGGGTTGTTCTTTCTACCAATAACGATTCTGTTGTCGTTATATCTCATATAAGGGTCAACGTAGATTTGAATATCTCCGATTGTACCTACTGGATATAATTGACCAGCACCATTCATTTTAGATTTAACTGGGTTAATTGTATAACCAGCGATATCCATAAGAGCTGCACCAAGACCTCCGTTAGTTACTGCGAATTGAGCAGGACCAACACGACCTTCAGTCGCAATGTAGTTAGAAGCGTGAGCTAACTTAGTGATAAGTTTTCTTTGAACAGCGTGTGTAGTTTCACCACCGATACCACCATTTATTGTAACATAAGCAGTGTTCAAGTCGAAGATTGTAGATGCTGTTGTACCAACAGTTGTTACACCTAATCCAGCTTGAAGTGGAGCAGTTTGTCTGTTTGTATTACCAAGTTCGAAAATCTTAGCAACAATTTGTTTAGAAATTGTTTGAGATAATTCATTAACAAGGATAGATTCCATTTTTTGAACGATATCCATACCTGTGTTAGCTTTGATATCTTCAATTTCAGTTCTTCTCAATGCAGTTGATACTTCAATAGTACCTACAGCGATTGATTTAGATGAAATCTTAGGACCGATAACACCAGCATAAGTTGCATCATCAGTTGCACGACTCATTGGATAATCTCCAGTTGAAGTACTAGCTTGCCAGTTTGCAGAGAAACCTGGTAAGTGATCTTCAAGAGCTGAAACTAAATCAATAGTTGAAGCAGAAGCAACAATTGTACCAATATAGTTCAATTGAGAAGTAATACTTCCAGTAGTAGCAAATGTATTCAAACTTGCATCGAATGCGTAAGGATAACCAGCTGAAGTTCCTTGAACTTGTGAGTTCGGTTGTCTGTAAGCTTTGAACATTGGATTACCATCAATACGAGAGAATCCCAAGAATTCAAGAACTCCTGCCTTAGAACCAGTTGGTTCAGTTGTTTGCAAAGATCCTGGAACACCAGCTGTACAAGAACCCGTAGCGAATACTCTTACACCATCAAGACCACCTTGAGTTAATCTACCATTGTTAGCAGCAACGAATGAAGAAAGTGTTGCAACGATAGCTGTCAAGTTAAGTGTATTAGCAGTAATTTTGAATACCTGAGGTCTTCCAAATTCACCACTTGCTGTGTTTGTATCATCATATTGAAAATCAATATAAAGTAAGTCGATTTTTGGACCTGGAGTAGGTTTTACAGCTACTAAATCTAAACCGATTGTTTGAGCTGCGATTTTCATTGCTACTGGAAGTAAGTTTTGACCAAGGTCTCCTGAACCGATAGAAGCACCACCGGTTAGTGCACCAGTACCGAATCCCTGTCCACCTGCGCCTAAAAGACCAGGAAAAGAGGAAGGTTGAGGAGCTGAAACAGCACCCATACCTGCAATAGCTACGTTAGCGTAAGCGTTCTCATTGATTGAGTGAAACTCAGCATATTCTGCTAACCATTCAACTCTATCACCAGTAACACCCATGTTCTCCAATACTGGAGCCCACTTCTTAACCGCTTTTTGTTTGTCTATTCTAATGTGTGACATAATTTTTTTAATTTTTTTAGTTTTTATCTCTTTAGCCCGAGATTAAAGGTTTTTGAATCTTTCCATAATAGCTCCTAATTCTTTGTCAGATAATTTATCTTCCTGAATTAACGCTTCATGTGAAACTAATTTCTTAGTAACAGATTCATTCTTTTTAAGATTTCTAGTCATCCAGAAATGTTCTAACTGAGATTCAGTTTTCATAACATCAGATGGGTAAAGTCTAGCCTGTGAAAGGATAGATTTTCTAGCACTCTCATTAAGTTGGTTCCAGATTGGCTTGATGTTTTCAGGCATCAATCTGATTACTCTTTCTTCAAGAGTTTCGTTTTTAGCACTCAAGGCCTCAGAGATTAACTTCAATACATCAGATGTAGTGAAGAAACTTTTTTCGTTTATGTAAAGTTTAACAGTTTCTTGTTCTTCGTTTGTAAGATTGTAGAAACTATCAACCTGAGATTTGTTTAAAAACTTCAAAAAATGTAGATCGGATGTTTCAGTAGCTTTACGTTTTTTAGCTTCTTCGATCAATTTATCAATAGATTGTGATAATTCAGTATCAGACTCTCCAGAAACTTCATAAGATTCTTCTTCTTGAGTTTCTTCCTCATCTTCTTCGTGAGCCATTGGACCACAAACTTCTTCTTCAGGAGTTTCTTCATGAGCTGGAGCTTCCATTTCATCATTCCAAGATTTTTCTTCTTCTTCCTCTTCTTCTACAGCTTCAAAACCTGCAGCTTTTAAAGTAGGGAAAGTTTCTGATTCACCATAAGACTCTAATAGTTTTCCACTATTCAATCTTTCAGCGATAAGTCCAGAGTATGAAATAGATTTGTCTAAGTTTTCTGCGATATATTCAGAGTAAGCGATGTTATCATCAAGATTCTCAGCGATATATTCAGAGTATGCAATATTACCTTCTACGTGTTCAGCAAGATACTCAGAGTAAGCAATAGAGTTATCTAAGTGTTCTGCTAAATATTCTCCGTAAGAGATAGATTTGTCTAAGTTTTCTGCGATATATTCAGCATAAGCAATGTTCTTGTCAAGATTCTCAGCTAAATATTCAGAGTAAGCAATGTTCTTGTCAAGATTCTCAGCTAAGTATTCACCATAAGAAATTGATTTGTCAAGATTTTCAGCGATATATTCAGCGTAAGAAATGTTCTTGTCAAGATTTTCAGCGATATACTCAGAGTATTCGATGTTTTTATCAAGATTCTCAGCGATATACTCAGAATAATTGATAGCCTTTTCAAGATTTTCAGCTAAATAATCATTGTGTTTGATAAGTTTCTCAGTAGTAGATTTAAGAGAAGTATTCTCATTAACTACAACTTGTACTTTTTCTGCTAAGTAATCAAGATACTTAACAATTTGTGAGTTATTTTTATTTAAATCTTCATAATATTCAAGAAGTTGTTCTAACTTCTTAGGATTTAAGTTACCTTTAGAAAGAGCCGATGTTACAGTCTTCTTTGTAGAAGCCAACTCATTTACTAAGTATTTTGAGTAATCGGTCAATTGTTTTTTCGTTACGAAATCGTTAGCGTTCATGTTAAATAGTTCGTTAATTTTTGATTCATCAGACATCTCGTAAATTCTAAAGTTTGACTTCGGATTTTTATAACCTAAAGATTCGTTAAGAGTCTTTACAGTCATTTTGGCAGAAGAAAAACCAGGATCTGCTACGATATCATATGTGAATAATTTTTTCAATGTAACCGTTCCATCAGCCTCTGTAACACCAGCAGCACGAGAAGAAACGAAAATAGGACAACCATCGTTGACCAAAGCTTTAGCTTCTTTTCCCCAGTATGTGTTGAGAAGTCTAATTTCACCTTCTATTCTGTTACTTTCTTTAACAAAAGAAGCACTTCTCACAATGTGAGATGCTCTTGAAAGAGAAGTGTCGAAAACATCGGGATGGTCGAATTCACCATAAACAACACCAAGATTTGTAATCCTTTCGTTTAATTCATTTAAACAAGGAATAAATCTATCGGCTGTGTAAACTCTTTCGTTCCTATTTTTAATATCGAACTCAGTGAAAATACCACCCAATATGAATTGATCCTTCTGACTGTTATTCTCATTAAGTGATAATGAGTTAGTTGAGTTTTCTACAATTAGTACTGATTTCATGAAATTGTTGTCTTTATTTTGATAGTATATAGAAACTAAAAAAACCGAGAAAAATTAAAGGTGGATTTTTTATAGGAATGAAGACAGAGACATAATAAGTAAAGATATATACTTAAAAATTCGTTGGTTTTTTATGATCCTCACAAGAGAAATAAAAGTAAGAGTAAGTGAATCCAATTATCAATACTTTGATGATCTTGGATATGAGTTTTCTATTGGTGATGAAATAAATATCCCAGTTGAATTATTATCAAAAGGCTCACATCATAAAATACTTTGTAAGTGTGATACCTGTGGTGTAGAAAAAGAAGTAATTTTCAAAAATTACGTTAAATATGATAACAAGTGGGGATTCTACTATTGTAGAAAATGTTCGGAATCAAAAAGAAAAGAAACTCTAAAAGAAAACCATGGAGTTGAATATCCAATTCAAAATAAAAAAATCTATCAAAAAATGAAACAAACCATCTCAGAAAGAAAAAAATAGATATGGAATGGAAGATAGATTTACATTCAGAAATTAATAATATTAAAAATTTCAAATCATTATTAGAAAAATATAAAGACTACAACTCTTGTATTCGTGATATTAAAATCAACACCTTATTAGGAGAAAAATGTCTTTTTGAAATCGAAGATATAAATCCAGGAATTTATTGTGATTTCTCGGATGGTTCAGACACACTCACTTCATTAAACACATCTGCTATTTATATAAATAAACTTTCTTTTAAAATTAATACTGATTTAACTATTTTAGAATTTAAGGTGAACTATAAAATACTTGATACTAAAATGGGCAAATTAGTCAAGGAATTACAATCTTTTGGGATCTCTCTCGAAATCACACCGAGAATATTAAAAATGGGTTTAGATAACCAATTGCAAGTTGTCGGATTTTATATCGACAATAAATCAACATCAACTTATATCAGGGCCTAAAATTCAAATTCGTCGCCGCCAGCTTCTCCACCTCCAGATTCTCCACCAGCTTCGGTTTCACCACCTGCTGGAGCTTCCGGTGTAGTTTGAGCACCACCTTCTGGAGCGGCTTGAGCACCACCCATTTCACCACCAGCTTCCATTCCACCACCTTCAGCACCACCTTCAACACCTTCAGCACCACCCGCACCAGCACCATCTTTTAACCAATATTTTTTATTTTCTTCTTTCTCCTCAGGTGTCAATTTCAATACATGGTCTATTAAATATTCAATATGAAAATAAGGTTGGCCATCAGCTTTTTGAATTCCATTAAGAGTTCCAAGAATCTCAGCCTTTTTAGATAGATTGCCTAATTTTTTCCACTCTTCAAATAATTGATTAGAAAGAAATTGAATATCTACTTCATTCATAAACCTTTCATCATCCTTTAATTCAGGAAATTCTACTAACATTTGTAGTTTAAGTGGTTTAACCATCAATTCTTTAAAATTGGATCTTAATCTCATTACGAAATTTCCAAATTTTGATTCATCACGAGTAATCTCAGCAGCATCAGCAAATACATTACCACCACCATTCTCATCCTGGAATCTTTGCATCGGAATCTTAGAAGCTCTTTTTAGAATATTAAAAAACCATTTTAAAATGTCATCCTCATTTAGATTATGACCCGCCCCAGCATTCATAATCTCCATATTAGGAGTTCCACCATCACCCTCAGGAAACCAATATTGTTTATTATAAGAAAGGTGTTTTTGTCCATTTATCCTTAAAGTACCCAACGAATCATCCCATTCAACTTCCTCAGAATAATCCTGAATTAGTTGACCAATTTGTTCTTCCGCTCTTTGTCTACCTAATCCTTTAATTGGTATAACAAACTTTTGATAAAGAGTCGCATTAACAAGATTAAACATTATCTTAGTTTGCTCAATAATTTTTAACTGATTATATGGTTTAATTAAACCCTCAACATATGAGGTTTCAGAATAATCGTTCTGAGAAGAATAAGAGATAAAAATAATTTGAGAATCTAAGAATATTCTTCTTAATTGTGGATCTTCTGGGTATTGAATCCAAAGATGACCAATAGAAGGCTCGAAAGCTGGAACTAAAGTTTCAGGACGAAGACGATTAAATCCAATAATATTCTTTTTCTTATCATCCCAAATAATTTCCATAGCCACATAACCATCGATAATAAAATCTTTCATCAACTGCCACGCACTTACTGAATCAGCAAATCCATATCTGTTATAAATCTTTTCAAAATATTCTTGATATTTATCTTTTATATCTTGTGTAAATTCAGTTGGTAGTTGTCTTGGAGAGCAAAAATCTTTTTCTGAATAAATGATACATTCATCACAAACAGTTGAGATAAAATCTCTAATTTCATCTTTAATAGAATATTCTCTTAAAATTCTTCTTTTATCAGCATATGAACGGTCAAGATAAGGTATTGACTTTCTGTTTAAAATTGATGCAACTGCGCGGCGAGAAAAGAAATCGTACATTGAATTTCCTTGTTGTGAATATGGATCCTCATTAATACCAACACCAACTTGATTACGCATGATCATATCATCATAATTCATACCCCAAGTCGATAAATTCCTCAATATTCTAGAGAATAAACCACGATTTTCCACAGCAGAATTCGTATTATATTGAAATTGTCCCTGGTTATTTAACGGATTATATGAACTCATATTCTATTTTATCTTTTTTAATATCTCTATTTATTTTAGTACAGAGTGGCTGTAAATTTGTATAATGGTTAATTTTAATAATCTCTTCCTCACTTTGAGCATTAGATAGTGGTATTACATGGTCAATGTCCCATCCCATATTCAACTCACCTGTATAGATACCTCGATTTTCCCAGGTCATCCAGTTTTCAAACTTTGACTCTAAATAAATTTTAAATTCATCATACGAGCATCCTAATATTTCTTGTGTTTTAGATTTTTTGGAATATCCTGATTTATAAAAAGAGTTATTTATCAAATTCCTAATATTAGTAACTAACCTGAATGTGGAATCATTCTGACGCCTTTCAGATAATTGTTTATTCCTTTTGTCTTTGTTTTCACTCTGATACTTTTTCTGATATTCTAATTTTTTACTCCTATTTTTCTCGTAATTTGTAGCACTTTTCTCAAGAATTACTTGCTTGTTTTCTTGATAATACGTTTTTTTATCATTTTTTAATTTTTCGACATTATTCAATATCCACAACTCGATTTGTTTTTTTATTCTATCTTTGTTTCTCTCTCTATACTCTTTTACATTCTCTCTATTATTTTCCCTATATAATTTACTACACTCTTTACAATTAGTTCTACGACCATCTTTAGATGATTTATCTCTGTTAAATAAATCTAAATCCTTTATAGTATCACACTTACTACATTTTTTTTGACTAATCATAGAAATTTTCAAAAATTTTAAGGTATATATAAAAAATCCAGTTTCTCCTGAAGATTACTCCTTAGGAAATTCTCCTAAGAATGTCAATAACTCTTCTTTAAAAGATTGATATCCTGGGTTATTATTCAAATCAGCGACCAAACCATCGATTACTTTCTGAACTATCTCTCTTCTTTCATCTTCCTCTTGAGAAGATAATTGTCTTTTCTTACTACCAGCTTCTAATTCTGGTAAATATCTACCCGAAGTTTCTTTTCTTCTTTGTTCGATTTTTTCATCTTCAGATTTTTCAAAATCTTGTCTTAGCTTAGTTTCAGCTGCTAACTTAGATTTGTAATCAAGATCTTCAAATTTTTGTAAATGTTTCATATTAATAGTCGTATTTTTAGAGTATATATTAATTACGGTTTTCCATATTTTTCATATGATGTCCTCAACCTGTCTATATGTTCTCTAAGTGCATCATATTTCTCACCTATCTCATTCTTAATATCATAAAAATCTTTAAGAACTGATGTGATAATCTCTTTGTGTCTTTGCTCTTTAGTTTCTAATTTAGTTTCCCAAATTTCCATTAACTTTTTTGGATCATAAGTGTTCTTGGGATATGATGAATATAGGAATCTAGGCAATAATTCTAAACTAACTCTATGAACAATTTTAATTTGTGCAACATTATATTCTTGAATAGCATATTCGAAACCATATTTGAGCAATTCAGTGTACATGCCTTTGAAGTTAACTTCTATGATTTGATTTTTTTCAAAATTTTCTTCGGTGATAAATTTATCAAAAATAGAATCCCTCAATTCAAGTGGAATGAAGTTAAAATTAACACCTAATATGACTATCATATTTGAGAATTTTCGATAATCACAACAAAATATTGGAGACCATCTCATCCAGTTTGAATCATCTAAATAATGAAGATGATAAAATCCACCTACTTGAATATCCTCTTTTGATATAGCCTTACAATCCTCGTCACTTTCAGAATACTTTTCATACATGAATTTAGTATTATTTCGGTAATAATCAATCAAATCTGTTCCAAAGACTAATCGATTTAATTTAACTCTTTCTTTCAGGAATCCCATATACAATATATATTATATGTTAAACTCTAAACCTAATAATACTAATTATCATCAGGGAAATTATATTCCTAAATACAAGGATAAAGTCCTTAAATTAAATTCACAAGGTGGTATCTATTATAGAAGTTCTTGGGAAGTCAAAATTATGACTTGGTTAGACAATAACCCTAAGATTACTAGATGGGGAGCTGAGTGTATAACGATACCTTACCAGTTGACACATTATGAAAGAAACGGTGATATCAATTTGAAAAGTCACTGTTACTATCCAGACTTTTATTATGAGATAGACAACGGTAACGCAAATTCTAAAAAAGTAATAGCTGAAGTAAAACCTATGAAGGAATATCTAATGGTTCAAAAACTTCAAGAAATGAAGTTATCTGTTCCAGAAAATGCAACCTTAAAGAAATTAAAAAACTTTGAATACGATCTAAAGATGGCTCAGAAAAATTCTGAAAAATGGAAAACGATGATAAAATATTGTGACTTAAAAGGTTGGGATTTTATCATAATCACTGAAGAACACCTGAAAAAAATGGGGCTACTATAAGACAGAATAAAATGAATATCTTAAAAATACATAAAATAGTATCATATTTATTTGAAAAAATCCAAATATCAAAAGAACTACATATACCAATCATTAGAAGTAAAAAACCAAATACTTTCCACTCTGTAAATAAAAGTGCAAGAATCCAGAAACAATAAAATATCTGTTGTAAATAATATATTATGTCGAACAATATCCAGTTTTTATTATCATACATAATAAGCTTTTGGTCAACATTTTTTTGCAAATGTGACTTATTAATTAGGTAATAAAAGGTTGAAATTATAAAAAAGAAAGCTAAAAAATTCATACTTTAAAAAATATATCTTCTATTTTTATTAGATTGTTCATTTCATACTCCATCAATCGAAGTGAATTTTTTTCCTTCACTAATTCAAACAGAGTATCAGAAATAAAACATTCTATCAATGGACCAGTGATTCTGTCATATTCATGTGACACTAAAGCCTCACCCTGACGAATTATATATATTTCATTTAGATAGCTCTTATGAGCCTCTTCATTGATATGTAAAGAGCAACCATCAGGTCTAATACCCCAACTTCTTTCAGATTCTTCCCATCTCTGGAAATAACAACGATTCATTTAAAAAATGTTTATAAGTTAATTCAATTCCCCTTTTCAAGTCAGTCTTATGTGACCAACCTAACTCATGTATTTTAGAAACATCTAAAAGTTTACGAGGAGTACCATCTGGTTTAGAAGAATCATAAATAATTTGACCAGCGAACCCAATGACGTCTCTGATCATTAATGCTAAATCTTTAATTGAAATATCTTCACCAGTTCCAATATTAACAATTTCAGACTCATTGTAATTTAACATTAAATAAACACAAGCCTCAGCTAAATCCTCGACATATAAAAATTCACGCATAGGATTTCCACTGCCCCATATAACAACCTCGGAATCTCCATTACTTTTTGCTTCATGAAATTTTCTAATAAGAGCTGGTAAAACGTGTGATGATTGTAAATCATAATTATCACCAGGACCATACAAATTAGTTGGCATAACTGAAATAAAATTTGTACCATACTGTTGATTGAAACTTTGACACATTTTTATTCCAGCAATTTTTGCAATTGCATAAGCATCATTACTTGTCTCTAAATAACCACTCAATAAATATTCCTCCTTTAAAGGCTGTGTTGCCATTTTAGGGTAAATACATGAGGAACCCAAAAACATTAATTTTTTTACTCCTGTCTGATATGATGCGTTAATAATATTCGTTTGAATCGCGAGATTTTGATAAATAAAATCTGCCTTAAAATCACTGTTAGCCTTGATACCACCAACCTTCGCTGCTGCAAGAAAAACATATTCTGGTCTCTCAAAGTGAAAAAAATGATTGACTTGAAATTGATTAGTTAGATCTAATTCTTTTTTTGATTTAGTCACAATATTGGTATATCCTTCAGATTTTAATTTTCTTAGTATAGCTGATCCAACCATACCTCTATGACCAGCAACAAATATTTTAGAATCTTTTTTCATTTTCAAGATGTTTTTTTGATATTTTTTCAAAATCCGAATAAACCATTTCCTTACACAATTCTTCGACTGTATATTTAGGTATCCATCCCAATTTTGTTCTAGCTTTAGTTGAATCACCAAGTAGTTGATCTACTTCTGTTGGCCTAAAGTATTCAGTGTCTATCTCAACTATTACTTTTCCAGTTTTTTTATCTATACCCCTTTCATCTTTTCCTGAACCAATCCAATCGATTTGAATATCAAGAAAGTTAAAAGCCATGGTGCAAAATTCTCTAACTGAAATTTTTGTACCAGTTGAGAGAACATAGTCTTCTGGTGTATCTTGTTGCATCATTAACCACATACACTCAACATAATCTTTAGCATGTCCCCAAACTATTTCAGCATCAAGAT